TTGGCGATCGCCCCCCCCCATGCCCCCCAGGCCCGCCCGCCCGCGACTAATACTATAATAACCTTCGAAAGCTACTCCACTCTCTCTGTCTCTCTCTCTGTCTCTCTAAGGATCCCATGAAAATAGCAATACCGTACAGCCCCCGCAGTGGCCAAGCTGAGCTACACAGAGCGCTCTCTGCTAAGCGGTGGGGCGTTGTTGTGTGTCATCGTCGGTGGGGCAAGACGGTGATGGCTATTAATCATTTGCTGCGTGATGCAATTCTTTGCGAGAAGCCCAATCCGAGGTTCTTTTACATTGCGCCTACTTACAGGCAGGCAAAGCAGATCGCCTTTGATTACGTGAAGTCTTTCGCTGGCAAGATACCGATGGTTAGGTTTCACGAAACTGAGCTGAGGTGTGACTTACCGAATGGCGCGAGGATCCAGTTGCTTGGCTCTGAGAATCCTGCGTCTCTGCGTGGCATTTACTGCGATGGTGTTGTGCTTGATGAGATGGCAGATATGCCTGAGAGCTTATTTCCAGAGGTCATCAGACCCGCTCTAAGCGACCGTAAGGGCTATGCTCTGTTTATCGGTACACCACGGGGCCACAATGCGTTCTATGATCTCTACAGCGCTGCTGAGCAGCAGGACGATTGGCACACTGCGTTATACAAGGCTTCAGATACGGGCGTGTTGGATGACGAGGAGTTAGAGGCCGCGAGGTCTATGATGACGACTGACCAGTTTCAGCAGGAATATGAATGTAGTTGGGTCGCGAACACACCTGGTGCTATTTATGCGAAGGAGCTGCAGGAAAGTCAGGAGCAAGGCAGAATAGGTTTGGTTCCGCATGACCCCAGCCAGAAGGTAGATACGTTTTGGGATTTGGGAATAAACGACAGTACGGTCATATTCTTTGCACAGGTAGTTGGGCGCTCCATTCACGTTATTGATTACTATGAGAACAGGGGCGAGGGCTTGCCGCATTACGCCAGGGTGCTGCAGGAGAAAGACTATCTTTACGGTACACACAATGCCCCGCACGACATCGAGGTGCGTGAGTTGGGTAGCGGAAAATCAAGGCGCGAGACTGCTTACGATCTTGGCATTAACTTTCGCGTTGTTCCGAAATTGGCCCTGGAGGACGGTATTCATGCAGCAAAAATGGTTATTCCGCGCTGCTGGTTTGATGCTGAGCGCTGCAAGCCAGGTCTTGAATCACTGCGCCACTATCATCGAGCGTATAACGAGAAGCTTAGAAGCTTTCGCAACTCGCCTGTCCACGATTTCTCATCACATGCAGCAGATGCGTTTAGATACCTGGCTGTGGGCATTAGAGAAAATCGACAGTTTGAGGGACGCCCACCGCAAATGATCGCTGACAGCAATTATAATCCTTTGGGAATGAGTATGTAACATGGGTTTTCTAAAGCCAAAAATGCCTGCGCCACCACCCCCGCCGCCGCCGCCACCGGCAATACCGGAGCCGGTTGTGCGCCCTAATTCCGTTGTGGAAAGCACTGCAGCTAATTTGAAGTCTAAGAAGAAGGCAAATACAGCGACAAGCCGACGGAGCGGAGCTCGTGGCGTGATGAGTAATGCGCCTGTGGCCTATTCAAGTCTGCTGTCTGGAAATAATACTGGTTCGTACTGATGGGCAGCGTGTTTCGAAAGATTAAAAAAGAGGTCAAGTCGGCTGTTAAATCAGTCACCAAGCCTCTTAAACCCCTGGCCAAACCTCTAAAGCCGCTTATCAAGCCGGTGGAAAAGGTCTTAAGCAAGGTCAAAAAGGAAGTCGTGCAGCCTGTTCTTAAGCCCGTTGAGACGGTCGTGAAGAAAGTCACGGATCCGATTGACGAGAAGATCACGCCTATTCTTAAGAAGGTTAAAAAAGAGGTCACGGATCCTGTCTTTAAGCCACTGAAAAAAGGTGCGCAGAAGGTTGAGAAAGAAGTGCTTAAGCCTGTTGCCAAGGCTGTTGAGCCTATCTTTGAGAAGGTTGAGGAAGAAGTCCTTAAGCCTGTTGCCAAGCCGGTAGAGAATGTTCTCAATAAAATCGAGGACGAGGTGCTTGAACCGGTTGGCAAGGCTGTGTCCACTGGCGCGTCATCTGTTGTGAAGAAGGTACGCAAGGAAGTTGGCAAGCCAATCCTTAAGTTATTGGGTGCCGGAGCAACACCAGCCGCCGTTTCTGGATCTGCTGCACCATCTGGACCTGACGTTGAGCCCGACGAGGTTATTTATGCGCGTGAGCAAGCAAGACGGCGGCGTAAGAAGCGCGGCATTAACACCAGCTCGATGGGTGTGCTTGGTCCAGCGAACACCGCCAAGAAAACATTGTTGGGATCTTAAATGGCCGATAAGCTCGCAAATCTTCTCATAAGTCGCCTGCATTCTTTGCAGCAACAGCGCACAACCTGGGAAAGCCACTGGCAGGAAATCGCTGATTTTGTTGTACCGCGCAAGGCAGACGTAACAAAAGTGCGTTCCCCAGGCGATAAGCGTGCTGAATTGATCTTTGATGGCACGGCAATTCATGCGGCAGAGCTAATGTCTGCTTCTTTGCACGGTATGTTGACCAGTTCCGCAACGTCCTGGTTTAACCTGCGTTATAATGATGACGATTTAAACGGCGATGATGAGGCTATGGAATGGCTGCAGTCCGTTGAAGACGTTATGTACAAGGCGTTCAACAGATCTAATTTTCAAGAGCAGATCCACGAACTGTATCACGACCTAATTACGTTCGGCACTGCTGTTATGTTCATTGAGAAAGATGAGGAAACGCAGTTACGGTTTTCTACCAGGCACATAAAAGAATGTTACTTGTCGGAAGACGACAGGGGCCGTGTCGATACAGTGTTCCGAAAGTTTAAAATGCCTGTGCGCGCTGCAATAAAGCGCTTTGGCCCAGAAAAAATGAGCTCAAAGATCCTCAAGAAGGCTGAGAAAGATCCTTATGAGCTAATAACGCTACTGCATTGCGTGTTTGAGCGCGATGATCGGGACATAACCAAGCTTACGAGCGATAATAAAACCTATGCTTCTGTCTATATTGAGCCCGAAGAAAAAATTGTGCTGTCCGAAGGTGGCTTTGACGAAAACCCATATACATGCCCGAGATATTTAAAATCGTCGTTTGAAGTCGGCTATGGCAGATCGCCCTCAATGACCGCCCTCGCAGATATAAAAATGTTGAATCGCATGTCTGAGGTGACGATCCGAGCTGCGCAAAAGCAAGTAGATCCTCCTTTACTTGTGCCAGATGACGGATTCCTCCTGCCTGTTCGCACTATTCCTGGAGGGCTGAATTTCTATCGATCAGGCACCAGGGATCGCATTGAGCCGCTCAACATTGGCGCAAACAATCCTCTCGGCATTAATATGGAAGAACAGCGCCGCACGGCCATTCGGTCTGCCTTCTATGTTGATCAGCTTATCATGGGTACTGGCCCCCAAATGACTGCGACTGAAGTTATCCAAAGATCTGAGGAGAAGATGCGCTTGCTCGGGCCGGTTTTGGGTCGTCTCCAAGCGGAACTGCTGCAACCATTGATCAGCAGAAGTTATAGTATTCTTGAGCGGCAAAAAGCATTCCGGCCTGCGCCCGAGTTTATGAAGGGTCAAAGCCTGGAGATCGAATATGTCTCTCCATTAGCCAAGGCCCAGCGCCAGGGCGATATTCAAGACATGACGCGCCTTTTGGAGCTCATGGCACCGCTTAGCGAGCTAAACCCCGAGATCATGGATTACATTGATGCTGACGGTATCAGTAAACACCTGATCAAGATCCTGGGAGTGCCAGCCACAGCAGTGCGCAGTGATCGTGAGGTTGCCATGATGCGCGAAGAAAAGGCACAGGCGGCAGCAGAACAAGCTGAACAGCAAGAAATTATGCAAACCGCACAGGCCGCTGGTGAAGCCGCGCCCATGCTTAAAGCCCTACAGGGCGGGGGAGTACCGCAACAGTGACGCCAGAACAATTAAGAGATCTGTACAAGGTCGTATTTGGCACCAGTGACGCAGAAAAGGTCTTAGAGGATTTAGGTGCCAGGTTCAGCGAACACCAAAGCACTTTTTCCACAAGTTCCACCGAGACAGCATACCGAGAGGGGCAGCGCACGGTATTGCTATTTATCAAATCCATGCTGCGCGAACAGCCACAAATAAAGGATACACAAAGCTATGAGTGAAGAACAGGTAGCGGAGGTCTCTGAGGAGGTAGCCCCGTCTGTAGCCGTTAGCGATGATTGGCGCTCAGTAATCCCTGAAGATATACGGGGACACAAATCACTAGATACAATCAACGATGTGGGCGCGCTGGCGAAAAGCTTTGTAAACGCTCAGTCGATGATTGGAGCGGATAAAGTACCAATCCCAGGCAAGTACGCCACCGATGAAGATTGGAAGGCTGTAGATGCGCGCCTTGGCAGGCCGGAAACGCCCGAAGGGTACGAGCTAGAGAACAATATAGCAGAAGGTATGACCGACATGCCCGAAATGCTGGACGGTTTCCGAGCTGCAGCGCACGAAGTAGGTCTTAGACAAGGCCAAGCGCAAGGATTGCTGAACTGGTATAACGAACAAATGGGCGGTCAGGTCGAGGCAGACACCGGACAGGTCGATCAGATCCGCGAAAACGCCACGATGGAGCTCAAGCGTGAGTATGGTCCTGCTTTTGATGACCGGATCTCTAACGCAAGCGCAGTTTTGCAGGAGTTCGGCCAGGCAGACCTGGCTGATGTGCAGCTCGCGGATGGTTCCGCGCTGGGCGATCACCCAGAAATGGTACGAATGATGGTTAATATCTCGCAGTTTATCTCAGGCAAGATTGGTGAGGACACCCTCGAGGGCATGAAATCTTCTGGCGCAATGACGCCAAATGACATCGACGCAAGAATTGGCGAAGTCATTGGAAAACCAGGAGAAGGACCATATTGGGAAAGACGACACCCAGGGCATGAGGCAGCAAAAGCCGAGGTAACCAGGCTTATGCACATGAAAACTGGCGAGGAAATAAACTAATTCGCAGGCAATTGACGCCGCCGGACAAGCTACGGCCCTGGCACAGTCAAAAGCATGCAAATAATCGGGACAAGCTTTAAGCCCCCACAACACACCTAAAATCAGAACTACACGTCCGACAGATGTCGGGGAGCGCTTTCATTGTAACGCTAATGAAAGGGTCTCGAAATGAGCACTCAAATCACTACAGCGTTCTCACAACAGTTTAGCACAAACGTCCAGCTACTTTCGCAGCAAATGGGGTCCATCTTACGGGCCGCAGTCGATGAGGAATCAGTAACTGGCGAGAAGGCCTTCTTCGATAATGTCGGAGCTAGTGCGGCTGTAAAGAGAACATCACGCCACCAAGATACACCTTTGGTTGAAACACCCCATGACCGTAGAATGGTTACCTTAGAAACCTATGAATGGGCAGATTTAATTGACGAGGCCGATAAGGTCCAAATGTTAATTGATCCAACGAGCACTTATGCCAGGGCTGCTGCTGCCGCAATCGGACGCAGCATAGATGACTCGATTATCGCCGCCGCAACTGGATCGGCCTTAACGGGAAAAACGGGTGGAACAAGCACCGCGCTAACCCAAACAATTGCCAATGGCTCGGCAGATATGACTGTTGCCAAACTCATTACGGCAAAAAAGAAACTGGACGATGGATCTGTTGATCCGTCAATTCCGCGGCACATTGTTGTGGGACCAGATCAGATCGAGGCATTGCTTGGCACTACCTCTGTCACATCTAGCGATTTTAACACGGTAAATACTTTGCCTATCTGATCGGAAACGGTCAGATGAAAACTGCTCAAATTCGGGGAAGGCTTTAAAATGCTAATCCCGAGCGAAGCCCAGAGATAGGCTGGGAACGTGTAGAGACTTGACGGGCAGGGCCGTAACGCATTGAGGCGATGGTCAAGAGAAAGTCCAGACCACGAACATCGAAGGATGGCGGGGAAACCCGAAGTGGTATGAAAGGCGCTAGTACAAGGTGAGATCGACACGTTTATGGGTTTCAAATTCCATACGTCCACACGCTTGTCGAAATCAGGAAATATCCGCAAATGTTTTGCTTTTGCCGAAGACGGTATCAAGCTGGCTGTGGGTAAAGACGTAACCAGCGAAATCGAAAGACGCGCTGA